AAGGCACCGCAGTCTATACTGGAGCCTTTACACCTCCCACAGCACCTCCGCAACCTACTCAAACTCCCGGTCTGCTAGGCACCAACGTCAACGCAGTCGATGGCACTAACACCGGTTTGCTGGTACTCGGCAGCAACGCTGGTATCTATGATGCTGCAGCTAAGAACAACTTAGTTACGGTGGGTAACGCTCAGGTATCAAGCACACAGATCAAGTATGGTACAGGTGCTATGTACTTTGACGGTACTGGGGATTATTTGACTGTTCAAACTAATCCATCGTTTAATTTTGGTAGTGGTGCTTTTACCATAGAGGCATGGATTAATCGTAGTGTTGTTGGAGATACTTATTTTATTACATCTGCGTCTGGAATTCCAGGAATGTTTTTTGGATTTCAGAGCGGTTCTTTATTAGGTTACGGTAGAGTTAGTACTGCTTGGGATTATACTGCGGCGCACGGTATGACTACTAATGCATGGTATCATGTAGCATTAACACGTGGAACTGATAATAATATTAGAATGTTTGTTAATGGTTCTCAAATAGGAACCACTCAAAACAGTGCTCAAACGTATGATTTAAGTTTAACTAGTCTAACAATAGGGACTCAAGGAAGTTTATATTTTAATGGTTACATCGATGACCTAAGAATCACCAAGGGCATAGCAAGATACACCACAGCATTCACAGTCCCAACCAAAGCAATGATAGGACAATAACATGTTAATAGCAAGAGTACAAGACGGGGCAGTGGCTGAGGTCGCAGACTACAAGCAGTTGTTCCCCAACACGTCGTTCCCGCTATCAGGTCCAGACTCTGAGTTCTTATTCGAGAACTCGTGTCTGCCGGTAAATCTCTGGAAGTCATATGATCATGCCACTCAGAGGTTGGTGCCCTCAGCACCGTATATCGAAGATTCACAGGTATTTCTAATCACGGTGCAGGACAAGACCGCAACAGAGATCGCCAACGAGGCTCGTGACGTAATCATCCTGAACAACACACATAACACAGTCGCTCGTGCCTCAGCGTACTCAATCGAGGCTGATCCGCTGTTCTTCAAGTCACAGCGTGGTGAAGCAACGCATGAAGAGTGGCTGGCAAAGGTCACCGAGATCAGGACTCGCTACCCCGTGACGATTGTACCAGACTTAGCCGTGGAACCCGCACCAACTCCTGCACCAGAACCAACTCCTCCAGTATAAATAAACAGTGACTAGGAGAACACATGTCCATACCATCACTACCCCAAGATAAAGCCAATCACGCGTTCTACGGCGCCGCGATAGCCACTGTCGTTAGTTCTGCCGCGATGTTGATGCACCTACCGTCTCCTGCGTTGATCGCCTCTATAGTCGTCACGCTGATTGCCTTCGGCAAGGAAGCCAATGACGCTTGGATCAATTATAAATCTACCGGTGATTATATGCACGGTCCTCACGGTGTAGAGCTCAACGACGCGCTGGCTACCATGGCGGGCGGGGCGTTCGTGGTCATACCTCAATTCGTAAACTTAATCGGATAAGACATGTCAGTCGCAACAAGACAACAACTGATCGACTACTGCCTTCGTTCACTCGGCGAACCCGTAGTCGAGGTCAACCTTGACGACCAACAGATCGAGGATCGTGTAGACGAAGCGATCGACTATTTCCGTCTGTTTCATTACGATGGCATTGAGAAGATCTATATGAAGCACCAGATCACAGCGGATGACATCACCAACAAGTATATCACGCTTCCGGACCTGATCTTTGGCGTGACCCGTGTATTTCCGGTGGCGTCGGGTACATCTTCGTCTAAGTCGATCTTTGACCTCCAGTACCAGTTACGATTGAACGACCTCTACGACTTGACCAGCACCTCGGTAGTCTATTACTCACAGGTGATGAGTCACCTAGCCCTGCTAGACATGACGCTGAACGGTCAGAAGCTGTATCGGTTTAACAAGCTAGTGGGTAAACTCTACATCGAGGCCAGTTGGACCGATGTGATGAGGGAGGGTAACTACATCCTCGCAGAGGTGTATCGCGCGCTTGATCCTGAGGATGCAGTCAAGATGTACGGTGATCCATTCTTGAAGCACTACACCACTGCGGTGCTTAAGAAACAGTGGGCAACAAACATTAAAAAGTTCAGTGGTCTACAATTACCAGGCGGTGTCACCATCGATGGTGATAAACTTTACGCCGAGGCGATCGACGAGATCAAGGCACTCGAGGACGACATGGTCAATAAGTCCGCTCCACTTGAGATGTTCTTAGGATAAAGATGGGACGCAACGTCTACTTCAGTCATGGGACAAACAACGAGCAGTTCCTTCTAGAAGACCTGATTATTGAGTCCATCTCGATATACGGCAGTGACTTCTTCTACATCCCTCGTGTTCTAGTAGGACTTGATGAGATCCTTGGTGAGGACAGACTCTCTGAGTTTAAGGAGGCCTTCCCTATTGAGATGTATCTTGAGTCGGTGAATGGCTTTGAGGGACAAGGCGCCTTCATCAACAAGTTTGGTCTAATGATGGAGCAGTCCGCCACCCTCACACTCGCTCGTCGCAGGTGGGAACAGACCGTAGGTAGATACGGCACCAACCTGCTACCAAATCGACCGGCTGAGGGCGACCTCCTGTACTTCCCGCTCACGAAGGGCTTGTTTGAGATCAAGTTTGTAGAGCACCAGGACGCGTTCTATCAGCTGCGTAAGCTCTACGTCTATAAGCTTCAGGTTGAACTCTTCCAGTATAGCTCAGAGGTAATCGATACAGGCATAGCAGACATCGACGTCTTCCAGTCACTTAAGACCACTGACACCACTTTGAATCCTGACATCGATCGAGTTAGCTCCTATGGTGACAACAACGCCTTCAAGCTAGAAGCAGAGGGCATTGTCTTTAACCCCGCTAACCCATTCGGTGAGGTGTCTATGTTCAACTTCACGGCCGACACCGCTGCCCTCTACGCAGACTCAACTAAGATAACATCGGATAAAGTATGACTAAACAAGTAATCAGCATCGGCACCGCGTCCAACGATGGTACGGGTGATCCCATTCGCACAGCCTTCACCAAGATCAACGCCAACTTTACAGAGCGATACCCGCGTGCCGTACCAGCACATAGTTATGGTGTAGCAGGTGATGAGGCGGGTATGTTCGCAGTAGACGCGACGTACGTCTACTTCTGCACCGCTTCATATGTCAACAACAGCACTAATATCTGGAAGCGTACGGCACACGGCGTTACTACTTGGTAACACCTCATGTTGAACAACAACATCTTCTATCACCAGGCGACTCGTAAGACGATCGTCGCCTTTGGTACCCTGTTTAGTGGGATCAAGCTCCTACGCTCTAAGAACGGGGTGGAGCAGACCATCGCGGTACCCATCGCATACGCTCCCAAGGAGAAGTGGATCGTTCGCATCGAGCAGGATACTTCGCTAGAGAACCATACCTACACCGTTCTGCCTAAGATGTCCTTTGAGATCACAGGCATGAGCTACGACGCGTCTCGCAAGACTAACAGGATGAGTTCCATCACAGCCAGTCATTCAGTGGGAGGCAGCGCTGTCGCGACTCAGATGTACTCACCCGTACCCTATAACATCGACATCAGCCTGTACGCCCTGACCAAGACTCAGGAAGACGGCTTACAGATAGTAGAGCAGATCTTACCGTACTTCACGCCTGAGTACACGATGGTAATCAACAGCTTGTCAGAGATGAATGTCAACACCGACGTACCAATCATACTCAACAGCGTATCGGTTGACGACCAGTACGATGGTGATTTTGAGACGCGCCGATTCATCACATACACCATGAACTTCACGCTCAAGACGATGCTGTTCGGTCCAGTTAATGACGCTAAGGTGATCCTAACCTCTACGGTGCCTGTCGTTAATACGGGCTTAGCGCCCGCGACTACACCATCATATGGAAAAGCAGTCGCCACAGGTACGTTGTCTACCGGCGCTAAGACGTCGACTTGGTCACAAACACTGTGACAACTCAGGTATACAACAGCAACTCGAACCTTAAGGGCGCCAACGTAAGCGTCCAGTTCACAGAAGCACAGATCAAGGAGTACTTGAGGTGTTCAGAAGACCCAATATACTTTATCAACAACTTCTGTCAGATCGTTACGCTTGATCACGGGTTGCAACCATTCAAGCTCTACCCGTGTCAAGAGAATAAGATCAAGGTTATTCACGAGAACCGTAAGGTACTGCTGATGGAGTCGCGTCAGGCGGGTAAGACAACGACTTCGGCTGCGTACATCCTATGGTATACGTTGTTCCAGTCTAG